CGCTGGGTGGCGGCGACTACCGCCGATATTCCAGCGTTGATCCCCCAGATTAAAGCTGGTCCGGCGCCGTCCCCCTATACGGGCGAGACGAAATGACCGCCCCAACCAAGGATGTCGTGATCGGCAAATATGTCGAGCTGCGCGACGAGGTGAAAGCCATCAGCGAGCGTCACGCCGCCGAGCTGGCCCCTTACACCGAACAGATGGACAAGATCGAGGCATGGCTGCTGGCCAATCTTAATCAGGATGGCGTCGACAGTTACAAGACGAGCGCCGGCACCGCCTACAAGACGGTCAGCATGTCGGCCAGGATGGAGGATAAGGTCCCCTTCCTAGAGGCGATCTATCGCGGTATCGCCCAGCGCATCCGCGAAGCGCTGCCCATCGGCGACAAAGAATGGGCGCCCGAGGCGGTCGATTTGCTGACGCAGATCATCGCCGAAAGCGACTGGTCGCTCACCGACATCCGGGTCAATAAGACCGGCGTCAAGGAGTTCATGGAGATGAACGCCAATGCGGTCCCGCCCGGCGTCGCGGTGGAAAGTTTCACCAAAGTCAATATCAGGAGAGCGTGATGGTTTCGACCGACGGGCAACCGCCCAATCCCGACGTTCTGGCCTTGCAGCGCCGCCAGATCGCCCTCGACATGGCGCTGCGTTATTTCCCCGGCAAGAGCGCCGAGACCCTGACCAAAAGCGCCGCGGTGTTCGAGGCGTTCCTCAAAGGAGAAAAGCATGAGCAATGAACTGACCCTCGCCCCCGAGTTCGGCAACCTGCCCGCCGACCTCAAGCAATGGGCGACCGGCCTGCTGGGCCTCGCCGACGCGGCCTGTGGCGGCATCGCGACCGGCGGTCATCCGCGCCTATCGATCAAGGGCCGGCAATTCACCGCGATCGATACCGACGGCGGCGAGAAGCGTGTCGGCAATTTCAACCAGGAACTGGGCGTGTTCGTCGACGTGGTGGTGGTCGGCGCCAACCCGGCGGTGTCCAAAGCCTATTACGATCAGCCGTTCGATCCGGCGACGACCGAGCCGGTTGCGCCGACCTGCTACTCCGACAACGGCATCGCCCCCAGTTCGCGCGCCGAGAACCCCCAGGCGGTCAACTGTGCTTCCTGCCCGCACGCAGCGTGGAGCTCCAAGGTCACGCCGGGCGGTTCGCAGATCAAAGCCTGCGCCGACGCCAAGAAGATCGCTGTGGCACTGACCGAGGATATCCAGGGGCCGATTTATGAGCTGCGTATCCCGGCCGCCAGTATGAAGGGCTTCGCCACTTTCGCCGCCGGCCTCAAGGCGCGCGGCGTGCCGGTGCCCATGGTGGTGCTGACCCTGGCGTTCGACAGTAGCGCGACCTACCCCAAGCTGATCTTCAAGCCCTCGCGCTATGTCGACGGCAAGACCGAGCTGCCCGTGATCCAGGAAATCCTGCGCGACAGCGGCGAGGAGATCGCCGAGGCCGTGGGGTCCAAGGATATCCCGCATCAGGGTCCGGTTGCCGTCGCGCCGGCGAGCAACGTCGTGCAGATGCCCCAGCATCAGCCCGCGCCGGTTCAGCAACAGGCGAATATTCCGCCCCAGCAGGAAGCGCCCGCGCCGACCCGTCGCCGCCGCGCCGCCGCCGCGGCCCCGGAGCCCGTCGCACAGGCGGCGCAGCCGGTTACGTCGCAGGGGCTGGGAGAGATGAAGTTCGATGACCAGCCCGGCGCCACGGCGACGGCGGTGCCCTCGGACGCCGCTCTCGACGGTATCCTGGCCGGCATCAAGTTCAACTGACATGGTGCGCGACTTTTGCGCGCTCCTGGAAGAATGCCGCCGCAAGGCGGCATTCTCGACCTCGGACCTGGCGATCTGGTTTGAGGTACCGCGCTCGTCGATTTTCAACTGGCTGCATGGTCGCCAGCCACATCCCTACCGGCGAGACGCGCTCGATGCCCGCTTGATGGCCCTGGTCCGGGTATTGGGCAAGCCTAAGAGCCCATTCCCGGTACCTCACTTCTCCAGCCAATATGCACGGCGCGGCTATATTCGGGATGTCCTCAATGTTGTCACAAACAAAAAGCTTCCTTGAGCTGATCCTGCCGCCGACCGGCGTCTTCTGCGCGGTCCACTTCATCCCCGGCCAGGACAAGACCAAGCCCGTCCATGAGTGGTATGGCTCGATCGAGGAAGTCGCTGACCGGGTGGAATATTGGGATCGGCAGGGCTTCGATACCTACCATGCCTGCTCAAGCTTTACGGTCGCCGGCACGGCGTTTGCCGGGCGCCGGCAGGCCAACGTCGCCGAGGTCGCTTCCTTCTGGCTGGACCTCGATTGCGGCCCGAACAAGAAGTATCCGAACCAGCGCGCCGCCGCCGTTGCGCTGCAAGCTTTCTGCGAAGTGACCGGCCTCCCCGGCCCGACGATTGTATCGTCCGGGCACGGCTTGCATGTTTACTGGCCGCTTGATCTCCCGCTTCCGGGGGGTGTCTGGCGGCAGCACGCCAATCAGCTCCGTGAGCTTTGCGCGATCGAGGGGCTCCATGCCGACCCCGCGCGAACCACAGATCATGCCTCGATCCTCCGCACGCCGGGCACGCATAATTACAAGCGCTCCACGGCGACGCCGGTCACGCTCCTACGCGATAGCGGGGTCTTCGACAACGATGCGATTTTGTCCATTCTGGCCTCCACGGTCCAAGAGCTTCCAGGCATAGCTGGAGCGCCGCTCCTAATTCAAGCCTCGGAAAATACTCAGGTCGACCTCGGAAATCTGGGAGGAACCAGCGCGCCGGCCTACGCCGAGATGGTCGCCGGGGCCTGCCCTCAGATGCAGATCATCCAGGCGACGCGCGGCAATGTCCCCGAGCCAGTATGGTATGCGGGCCTCACCATCATTGGGCGCTGCGAGGACGCTGACCGCGTAGCACAGGAATGGAGCGCCGGGCATCCCGCCTATGAGGCGCGCGAGACCGTCGCCAAGCTAGCACACGCCCGCGCCGCCCCCGGCCCGACTACCTGCGCCCAGTTCGAGGCGCTGAACCCCGGCCCATGCAGCAACTGCCCCAATCGCGGCAAGATTAAATCCCCGATCACGCTGGGCGTGTCGGCCAAGGTCTCGACCGCCGAGGCGCCGGCCAGCAATAGCGACGAGGTGCGCCCGGTCCTGGGCGCGCCGTACCGCTGGGGGCCTAAGGGCTCGATCTGCTATGACCTCTGGGACAAGGAGACCGAGACCACGACGGTCGAAGTGCTGTACCGCTTCCCGCTCTGGGTCCAGGCGCTGCGCAACGGCGAGAGCAAATCCGACACTCATATGATCATCCGCCATTGGGCGCCGGGGCGGGGATATCAGTCCTTCGCGCTGCCCATGATGGCGATCAAGGGTGCTACGCTGGCAGGGCATCTTGGCCAGCACGATATCGACATCCCCGAGCCCGATATGCGGCGGATGCGGGACTATCTCAGCAAGTCCTTCGCGGCTTGCGTCGACATGGAGAGACGACAAATGGGCTATGAACAATTCGGCTGGAAAGAGGATGGTTCATTCCTTCTTGGCCTGCGCCTCTACAAGCCCGACGGTACTGTGCAGGCGGTCGGCGGCGACGATGAGGTCGAGCGGCGTGGGCAGTTCTTCGAGACGCGCGGTAAGCTCGAGCATTGGAAGCCGGCCGCCCAGCAATTCTTCTACGATGGCATGGAGGCGCACGCCTTCACGTTGCTGTGCGGCTTCGCGGCTCCCCTGATGGCCTTCACCGAGGACGCCGGCACCATCGTCTCGTTGCTCGGCCCCAGCGGTCACGGCAAGAGCCAGGCGGCCACGGGCGCCATGTCCATCTACGGGCTGGATGAGGGGATGGAGCTGAAAACCAATGACAACGCCGCCCCGCGCTTTACCGCCATGGGTGTGCTGAACAATCTGCCGATCGTCACCAATGACGCACACAAGATGACCGACGACCAGGCGCAGAACTACGCGCTGAATTTCACTGACGGCCGCGACAAGATGCGCGGCCGCGTCGATGGCGGGATCATCGCCCCCAAGCGCGCCTGGAAGACCATCATGATTTGCACCTGCAACAAGTCGCTGGTCGACAAGATTGGTACGCCCGAAGACGCCAAGCGCATCTTCGAGTTCTATGTCAAGCTGCCCGATCATGCCAAGATGAGCGACGGCGCGCTGCAATTGCGCCAGCTTCGGGCGAACCGCGGCACGGCCGGCGATTACTGGATACGCTTCCTGGTGCACCCCGACAACCGCGCCAAGGTCAAGCAGCTCGTCGAGGCGATGATCACATTCTACGGCAACAAGCTGGGCAATCGCCCCGAGGACCGCTTCTGGATCAGGCTGCTGGCCGTGGTGTCGGCGGCGGGCCGACTGGTCAACGCTATCGGTCTGCTGGAGTTCTCCCTGGAGCGGTTGATGCAGTGGGCGCTGGCCCAGCTTCTAGAACTGCGCGAGGGCGCTGTCGGCGCCGAGCAATCAGCGGTCAACAATCTCGCCCGTTTCATCGACAGGCACCGCGCCAACACCCTGACCGTCTTCGCCGACCAGCAGGTCGGGCGCGGCAAGGTGGTGGTCCACAGCGAGCCGCGTGGACCCCTCTTCATCCGTGTCGAGCTGGGCAACACCGGCATCCCCGAGCGAGCCTACATCGAGCAGAAAGCCTTCCGGGCCTGGTGCGCCGAGGAGAGCGTCAACACCAACGAGACACGCTCCGAGCTGGTGCGGATGAACATCGTCGAGCGCTGGGGGCATCTCTTCGTGCTTGGCAAGGGCACGTCTCTGTCATCCGGTCAGGTCAAGGTCATGGAGATCAACATGACCAAGACCGCGCTGACCGGCGAGCTGGAGAAGATCGAGGGCGGTCTGTCTCAGGGCGTTGTCGGAAATAGGTTATAGGTATTGGGGGCGACGGCAACGCGCTCGATGTAGCCGTTGAGTTCGCGGGTTCCGGCCCCATTGTCGCCGAGGTAAATAGTTCCTGTAGCGTTGGTAGTGCGGCCCGAGTCGGCGCCGGTCACCACAGACCCGCTACCGAAAACAATGCTATCGTTCGTGTTGTTGTATTTAAGAGAAGTTTTTGCTCTACCAGCTACTGTCTGGCCGCCAGCGGTCGCAGTAATGGTTGTTCCGTTCGAAAATATTTGCACGGTATTTGACGGCTGATATTGCTCACCCCACGTCCCGGCTCCGCTGAACCAGAAAATCTTATTGCTGGTTACGAAGTTGACCGCATTCGTTTGCGCAAACACGCTTCCCGGCGTCACACGCAAAGCCTTGTCGAGAGCGCCACCGCTTACAGCACTGATGTTGTCGGCGGCGCGGGTGGCGGTTGACCCAGTAGTGGGTATCCAAGGCGTAGAGAACCCGCCGGCTTCGAAATTAGCATCATTTACCGTGCCGCTAACAGTAGCCGTGACTGTTCCGGCAGATGGGGTAAATGTGGTGGTTACGTAACTATTAACTCCGGTTCCGGCTAGACTTCCGGTATAGGCACCGCTAAAAGTAATTGTTCCGGTTCCGTAAAAGGAAACAGAATATGGCACTCCGCTAACAGATACGCTTTGGGTGCTGAGAGTTGCGCTATTTAGAAATAAATTAGTGCGGGACTCCCAAGCAGCGAGGCCGGCGGCGGTGATGCATGGGGAATTGTTGGGAGCAATAGAAAGCGCAACAAGAGTATTTGGGCTCCCCCAACAGGTTTCAGCGCTAGCGCGGCTATCGGAGATCTGCGAAGCCCAGGAAATCAGCCCCTGGTCGACCGAATAGTATTGCCCGGTAGAAAAATACATATCGACCGAGCCTTGGTTATGGTCGATCCCCGGAAGCACCCATGACGGATAGGACGCGAGCAACGCGCGGCGTGGTCCAACATCGGCCGCCGAGACAGCGCCGGCCCAAAGAGCCGCAATCAGGAGGAGCGCGCGCATTTAGCTATCCCGCAAAAAGGTTGCGCAAATCTGCATGTCGGCCGCCGAGCCAAACGTCGGGGTGCCCGGAGTGGTGATGATCAGGTAAAGCGTCGGGGACGCCAGGACGCGAGCAGCACCTAGCCCGTCGAGGCCATAGACCGTATGGGTGCCTAGGACTGAGGAGGCTGTGGTCAGCTTGATCGTCGGATAGACGCTGAACACGTCGCCCGCGGCGATGGCCGGCGCTTGGTGATCAGTCCAGGTCGAGGCGGTTGGCTGGCTCTTGAATGGCGTTACGTCGAACTCGGCCGTTTGCGCATCCTTGAGGTCGATGCGCAGGCTTTGTAGGATGCCCGAGGACGACGGACCCAGCAGCGGCGTGAGCGAGATCAGCGGGCCGACCTCATAGCCCGCTGAATAGGCGCTGAGAGACGTGGTGACGGTAGCGCACGCTTCCGAGGTCACGCCGCCTACCGGCTGTACCTGCGCCTCGGCATTCCAGCCGGCGGCCAGAAGCAGCGCGGCGATAAGAAACTGTTTCATCTTGCCTCCTATGCCGTCAGCCGGCGTTGATTGATCTTTTCCAAAAGCTTGGTCAAGCTATTCTCGGTGCGGGCTCGCAGCCGGGTCTCGTCGACCTTGACGGCGGTGTTGAGTAGCGCCACCGAGGCGTCTTTCTGCGCGGATAGCAACTTCATGAACTCCGGGTCGGCCTTGTCCAACGGGAAGTCGATAATCTGCTGAAGCTTGGACAGCGACTTGTCGACCAGCGCGTTGAGGACTACACCGCCCTCCACTCCATCCCCAGCGCGTAGCCCTGCGCCTGGAGGACGGGGAGCTGCTTCTTCAGGCGGTCGCCAATATCCGTCCGGTACATCGGGGAGTTCGGCAAGGAGAGGCGCTTCATCACGCGATACGCCGCATTCTTCGCTTGCAGCACCGTCTCGCCCGTCCCGTGCGTCACCAAAACATAGTCCCCCGCTGTCACCCAGATCGGCGCCGTCGATACGGACCCATCCATCTCGATCGGCGCTTCGCCCATCATCATCTCGCAGGGGGATATCTGGGACATGATCGAGGGTTGCAAACCATAGATCGGGATGCCCGTCACCTCCTTGCGGGTGAACTGGCTGTAGGGGTAATCCGGGATCGACAGCACGACGCCCACCGCGATCGTGTCCAGCAGGAAGTTGTGGCTGTCCCGGCCCTCCGCTAAGTTCATCAGCCATTCGGCGTGGTCTCCCTGGTGCAGCGCCTGCTGGATGTTAAAGAGCGGCCAGCCGGGGCGACAGGTAAACTCCAGAGGCAGCGGCGTGCCATGCTCGTCGATGATGCAATTCACGTCAATGTAGCCGACATAGCCCGCTTTTTCCAGCGCGGCCTCGACCGGCTTCAATACCTTGTCGGCCAGCTTCGATTTGCGCACCACCCGTAGGACGGTCCCCTGCTCGCCCGTGGCGACGCCGAGGTCGTCATTCATCAGCTTCTTGAACTCCCAATTCTCGCACCAGCCCTCATTGAAGCCGCCGGGGCCGAACCAGCCGCCGACCGCCATCTCGGTACCGGGGATGAACTCCTGGAGGATGAAGGCGCGCTTGAGCTTGTTGGTCTTCTTCCAGCGCTCGAGCATGAAGACCATGTCAGCAGGGTTTTTCGAGCAATAGGACAACGCTTTATCGGCGTCGCCGTCGGGCTTGGAGACGAAGCGCTTCATCTCGCGCTTGACGTGCCGGATCGCTGCATCGTAGTCGGTGAAGACCTTCGAGCTGGGCACTTCGATGCCCGCTTTGCGGAAGATCGCCTGGCCGGTGCCGCGCTCCAGTTCCCATTTGGCGCATTCGACATTGCAGCCGACGACGGGGATGCCCTCGCGGCGCCACGCCTCCATGTCATCGACGTAGAGCGTATTGTCGGGCAGGAACACCAGATCAGCCCAGCGCTTCCATTCACGATAGTCGCTGACTAGATCGACCAGGCCGCGACCGATCCAGCGCGTCTTATCCGTCTGGCGGATATAGACCTTGACCTTGTGGCCGTCCTCCATGCAGCGCAGCGCCCAATCGACGGCGTAGCCGCCCTTGTCGATAATTAGAATGCGCATCAGCGTTTCCGCCCATGGGAACGGCTCTTGCCGGCCTTGTGCATGGCAATGGCGACTGCCTGCTTCTGCGGCTTGCCGGCCTTCATCTCGGCCTTGATGTTATGCGAAATGGCCTTCTTCGACTTCCCGGATTTAAGAGGCATGATGCTACTCCTTTCCTTCGCGGTTGCGCGCCCGCTTGTCGGCATTGCGCTTGCGCCGCCATTGCGTTTGATTGGTCTTCTCGGTCAGCGCCTTGATGCGCTCGGGGTTCTGCTCATACATCGGCGCTGGCCGCACGCCGAGAAGCTGCTCGGGGATGGAGATATTGGTCCCCTCCTTCCGGTGCAGCAAGCTCTCGATCGAGATGGGTGCGGCCTGCTCGCCGATGAACTCGCCGCGCTCGCGCAGCCTCTCGCCGAGTGTGCTGTTCTCGGTCGGGTTGGCGATCGGCAGGCCGCGATAGTCCTGATTGCGGATCAGATCGGCACCGAGCGACAGCGCCGGGTTAGCCTTGTTCTGTACCTCGGCCAACGGATCATGCGCGTAGCCCAGCACGTCCTTCATATAGCCCGGCACCATGGCGCGTTCCTCAGAGCCGTCATAATTCTCGCCGCCGGTCTTATAGAGCCCCAGCAGTGTCTTGTCGTCGGGCGCCTGGCCGGTCTTCAAGAACTGCATGATCGAGCCGGTGACCCCCGTCACGATGGGCAGCGCCACGACATATTTGGCTCGCTCGGTCAGCCCCTTGCCGGTGGCGATATCCTTCACCCCGCCGCCGATCTCGCGGATGGTGCCGATGTTCCAGGTCGGGCTCAAAGTCAGCACCTGGGCGATCTGCTTGCCGGTCTTGTTCCAGAAGAGATTATCCTGCACCAGCTCGCCGAAGCGGTTGTCGATGCTATCCCAGATCGCCTTGGCGGCCTGCTGCTGGGCTTTCTCGGTCGCGGCGGGGTTGGCGCGCAGCCAGTCGGCCATGTTGTCATAGAAGGCGCCCGCCTTGAGCGTGGGGATATATTTGTCGAACAGGGGCGCGGCGATGGTGTCGAGCAGCCGGCCGGCATTCTTGGTCGCTTCTGGCACCGCGCCGGCCACGGTCATGCCATTGCGCAGCGACGCCTTTAGTTCCTGACCGAGTGTGCCGTTCTTGTAGGACTGCCAATAGCTGCCCTTGCCGCTGGCGAACATCGACGGGTCGCGCTTCAGCACGCGCATGTTGGCGTTGGTGCCAAGGTCAGCGATCTTGTCGAGTAGCGAGCCATTGCGCGCGGTCGGGTCTTTGAGATAGGAGCCGATCAGCTCGCGCCCATGCTGGTAGGTTTTGACCGGCGCGGTGATCGCCATCCCTGCCGTCTTGGCCGCGCGCAGCAGGTCGCCGCGTCCCGCCTGCCCGACGGCGCGCGCCACATCGTTGATGATCGCCTCATTGGCCATCGTCGTCGCATGGAAGCCCGACAGGCCCAGTTTCAGCGCGGTGACGCTGTTGGCGGTATGCTGCACAGCGTCGAAGGCTTTGCCAGCGTTGGGCCCAATCTCGGCGAAGCCGCGACTGATGAAATTGTTGTAGACTGTCGCAGCGCCCTCGGGCGCGTAGAGCTTCATCGGTCCGACCGGCGTGATCTTCTGGGAAAGCCGACCCTTCATCTCCATCCAACCATTCGGCTGCTGGCCAGGTCTAAAATACTTGGCTTCGCCATTGCCGCGCATGTTGTCGACGATCTCATTGTTGGCGAGGAAACGATCCATGTTCGCCGTGTAGCGCAGCGTGCTCTCGATCGGGTCGGCGGTCTTCAGCTTCAGCCCCGCCTGGAGGCCGTCGCTGATCGTGGGATAAGAGCGCGCCTTGAGATTGCGCCCACTGCCCTGCTTACCGATGAAGTCGCTGGCGAATTTGGCCGCCGCTTGAGGGTTCTCCCATTCATGGACAAAATAGTCCTCGATGGCGCCGGCTTGGGTGGTGCTGGGCAGCGCCTGATATTTCGCTTTGCGGAACTCATTGCCCTTGCGGATGTCGTCGGCGGCGCGCTGAAGCTCCGGTGTCGCCAGCTTGGCACCCTTGGAGCGGCCCTCCATGTAATCGATCATGTCGAGGATTTTGGGCTTGGCCATCAGCGCTCGGCCAGCCGGGTCGGCATTCAGCCAGGTCTGGAACTCGGGGAGATGCTGGGCGAGCGTCTTGCGGTGCGGCGCCAACTCGGCCTCGGTGCGCGCGGTGTCGCGCTCGGCGGTACCGATCGCTGAGCGGATGGTATCCTCGGCACCGCCGGCGCTGGCGTCCACCGTCGTTGGCGACAGCATTTTCTCAACGGTCGTGCCGCTGGCCAGGTCCTTGACGCCGGATAGTGTCTTACCGGCGGCGAGCCGCCCCGCTTTGGTCAATGCGCCGGGGCCAAGGATTTCCACCGCCGCCGTGGTTGCATCTTTGGGGATGCCGGTGGCGTTCTCCAGCGGCTTGGACAGCAGCGCTTCGATCGGGGCGTCGAGCGGCGAGCCAACATAGCCCAGTGCGCCGAGCGCCGTATCTTTGATGCCACCCAGCACTTCGCCCTTCTTGATGCGCTGGACGCCGCCCGCCATCTCGTCGGTTGTTTCTTTCGCCTTCCGCTGATAGGTCGGGATGATGTCTTTGACCGGCGCTAGGGCATTATCGAGGAAGCCCTTCTTGGGCGGCTCGATGCGAAATCGCGCCGCTTGAAGATCCTCGCTGTGCAAGCTGTCGGTCGTATCGACGCCGGCCGCCGCGGCGACGGGTGCGGCGTCTTTGCGATCCAGCACCTTGCCACCCTGGTCGATGAAATAGCGCTGCTCCTCGGGCACCTTGGCGCCGAGGTCGGTGTGCACCGAGCCGGGCGGCCCTTCGATCGTGAAGCCGTTGGGCAGCACGCGCGCCGGATCAAGCCCTGCGGGTTTGGCCGGCGGGTCGATGGTGAATTGATCGGCCATTTACTGACTGGCCGGCGGCTGCGTCCATTGGCCGCCCTTAGCTACCGCCACCGCTTTGCCGTCTTTGTCGCGCAGCACCGCGCCGTCGGCGACGCCTTGGGCTGAAGGAGCACCGGCCGGAGGCCCCCAGGCAGGCGCAGCGGGTGCCGCCGGCTTACCGCCGCGCGCCTTAGCGCGGGCTTGCTCGTAGGCCGTCTTGGCAGTCAGCATGTCCTTCTTTGCCGTCTCGATATCCTTCTTGTTGGCGTTCGGCGAGTTAAGCGACGCGGTATAGACCGAGCGCGCCTGATTGAACTCGTCGCGCAGCCCATCAAGGTCGGCCTTTTCGGCAGCGTCCATCCCCGTCGGCGCTTTGTCGGCCTTCTCCTTCTGGATATCGGCCAGCCGCTCGTTGATTTCCTTCTGAACTTTTTCCAGCTCCAGCTTGCCGCGCGCCACATCGAGCGAGCCTTCGGCGATCCTGGCCTTCACATCGGCGACGGCCTGCTGCATGGCAAGCTGCGCCGACTTCGCATCCAGCACACCCTCGCGATATTTCGAGAGGTCATTCTCTTTCGTCTCAGCGAAGTCCTGCTTTCGCTGGGCAAGCGCCTGTTGCGCCTGCACCTTCTGCGCCTCGGTGCGCTGCTGGAGCATCGGCATGTAGAAATTCTTGTAGAACAGCCCGCGCTGCTGTGGCGGCAAGCTCTGAGTGATCGCCATCGCCTGCTGGACAAATGGGTCTTTCGCCAGCGCGGCGGCTTGCGGATTGGGTGGGGCGCCGCCGGGGGCTGCTTGCGGACCAGGGCCGAGGCTCGGTTGCTGGGGGGGCATACCCTGCGGGGGTCCGGGGGGAGGCCCCTGCATCGGTGGCGGAGCGCCTTGCGGGGGGCCAGGAGGCGGCCCAGCCTGTTGCGGGGGCGGCGCGGGCATTTGCCCCGGCATTCCGCCTTGCGGCGGGGGCATCGGCGCGGCGGGCGGCGTGTTGCCAGTGTTCGGAGCGCCTGCGATGAAGTTGGCGAGCTGGTCGGCCGACAAATTTCCGATCGCCGCGTTGACCGCGTTGGTGTCCTGAAAGCCCTGCTGATCTTCCAGCATCTGCTGCTTGGCGCGCGCGATCTGGATATTCTGCAAATCCTGCGCGGCCTGCCCCGCTTGGTACTGCTGGGCTCCGGTGAACATGCCGCCAAGGGCGCCGAGGCCCGCTCCAACGTTCATGTCAGCCTCCAAATCCGCCGGGGTTCAAACTGCCCGACGAAAGCGCGTAATCGCCGCCACCGCTGCCGCCCGAGCCGCCGAAGAAATTATTATAGAGGCTCTGACCATTATTCATGAGCCCACTGATCCCCGCGCCGATGTTCTGGTTGTTCTGCTGCCCCTGCTGCCATGACCGCGCGGCGGCCTGCGAGTAGGCGTTCCCGGCGTTGACCCCGAGGCCCATATATTGCAGCGAATTCTGCGCGGACTGCTGGTAGGGCGTCATGGCCTGGAGATACGAGTTCTCGTAGTTGTTCGCCGCCGTGCCCTGATTGTTATAAATCGACTGGCTGGTCTGGTAGGGAAGCTGGCCGGAATTATACTCCATCCCGACTGCCTGGTTCCCATATCCGAGCCCTTGGCCGACCATATTGCCGTACCCCGCCTGCCCCTGACCGATCGCGCCATACTGGGCGATCTGATTGTTCAGGTTCTGCTGCTGGAGCTGGTAGGGCATCGCCGAGCCGGCGGCATACTGATTGCCCGCCGTACCATAGAGGTTGGCCGCTGTCGTCGCTGCTCCCTGAAGCCCACTCTGCCCTTGACCATAAGCGCCTTCGGCGGCGCCGAGCCCCTGAGCCTGGCGACCGAGCTGCGCATTCTGCCAAGCGATATTGAAATTCTGGTCGGAGTTGTTCTCGATACCCTGCCCAGCAGCACTAGTGTCGAGGCCGCGGGCTTCAAGGCCAGCGCGCGTCTGGTCGGTGTTCTGCTGAAAAAGTTGATTGTAGAGCGCGTTCTGTGGATCGAACGCTGTATTCAATACTGCGTTGCCCGCGCCCTGAAGGTTACCGGCGTTCTGCGAAGCATATGGCATCAACGTGCCGGCATTAGCGAAGTCTGCCCCGGCGCCCTGCTGAAGCATCGAGCCGCCGATCCCCGCGCCCTGCATAGCGGTCTGATATGCCGGCCCTCCAGCCGCTGCCTGCGACTGGTTCCACAGCCCGCTACCCGCCTGAACGCCTTGGCCGCCCGCCGAGGTCAGCATACTCTGCGCCCCCAGCCCCATTTTGGCTTGGCTGTCGGAGAGGTCTCCGGCATTGTTCGCCGCTGCCTGCGCCCAAGCTGCGTTCGGGTCGTTATAGAGATTGTTGAACGTCTGGGCATAATCCGGCGAAAGCGTCGACCATGGGCTCTGGCCAGTGATGTAGCTCTGCTGGTTTTGGAAATTGGCGTCCTGATTGGTCTCACCATAGGGCTGGTAAATATTCGGTGCGCTGCCGCCCGACCCTGCGCCAGGGCCGCCACCAAACAGGGAATTTCCGATCGAGAGCGCGCCGGCTCCGATCCCTACGATCGCCGCGGTTGAGGCGAGGCTCATGCTGCTGTCCCTTCGATCTGGCGCGCGGCGCGGATGAGTTTGTCCCATTCTTCATAGCTCGGAACGGTCAAAACTTCAATCATGCGCTCGGGATCGGTCTCGTCGGTGACATGGATCGTCGTCCACACCGTATCGGTATGGGCATAGCCGACGCGCTTCGTGCCCGCCTTGGCCGCGAAGACCGGCGATGGCGCATGGATATCATGCACCCCATCCTCAGTCAGCACCGTAATATGGCCCTGCGTGACTACGGCGAAGCTCTCATCTTTGTGGATGTGGCCGACGATTAGCACCCCCGCGGGGATCGTCATCTCGCGAGCGTAGCCGCCCTTGATGAAGGTGTGCCGCAACGGCAGTTCGCGGGCGATGCCGTCGCCGACCGCTGCACGCATCGTTGCTTCGAGTTCGAGGATGCGCTTGCGCGCTTGGCCGGGATCGTG